AATAGCGCCATTGGGAATAGATTGCAGAGCCAAGCAAGGTAATATCGGTCACATCATCAATAATCCTATCCAAAGCCTCATGATTATTTGCTGCATTACTATATTTTTCTGAAAAGGCATGACCACAGTCCATCTCAAAGCCAAGAGCAGCACAATCGTCAGCCATATAGTGGTCAACGAGTTCTATGTAGTTTATGTTCTGGTCTCTGAACTTATCGCACCATTTCACAGCGAAATCGTGTATCTGTTTCATATCAGCCACTGTGGTACACCTCCATTCTATTTATGATTGTTTTATCCTAATAACTGACGGATTTTTGCCGTTAGCAGTTCCTTACGTTTTTCGTAGAACTCTTCGAAATTTTCCAATTCGAGAGAAACTCCATCTGGTATAAGGGCCTCTTTGTGAAACACTGCCTTCTGCTCATCATTCATATCGTTATAGTAGTCCACAAGGCGCATAGCATTCTTGCTACCATTACTTCTGCCTTCCAACAGCTGAAGGTTTGGCAGACGGTTTCTGTTGCCACGCCATCTGCGCCAATCATCCATAGATACAGAAATCGGCTTTGTACTGTCAAATCTGTCATAAGGATGCAGATGGTCTTGCTCATACTTGAAGTTTTTGTTTATCCAATCAAGACCCAGGAAGTAGAGTGCCTCACCCGCAACACGGCTACCTTTTTCGGAATTGATAATATCATCAATTTTGCCGTCGGTTACACGCAGGTCATTCATCTGCTCAAGCATATCTACCGTGATTTCATATTCATTATCATTGATATTGCTCTTCATCTGCTGCAGCTTACTTGTGGTACCGGATTGGAAATAAGTGAACAGAACCGCTCTAATCAAGTAGGCTCTAATACCGTCCAGGTTATTTGCATAGTCCGGGTTGTAATACATAAAATAAATAATAGGCAACAGAACGTTCCAACTACTTGAAAAACGGCTGACCTCAATTTTCATGTCTTTCAGTACTGATTCTAGGTTCTTGAGGGTCTTCTTAAAATCCTGCCAATTGTTTTTGAGGTCTTCTGCAATCTGCTTATTGATATTGGATTTTACAACATCACCATAAAGCATAAGGGCAGAACGAACGATAAAATCAGAACCGAATCCAACATAGGAATCTACGAACAGTCTTCCGAACTCTGTTTTTGCATTAGGCCAATATGCCTCCAAAATGGACATCGTAATTTCGTGCTTTTTCAAAGCCTTACCACCACTGTTGAAACGGACGAACATTTCCAGAGCATCGTCTTGTTTCATATCCTGGATTTCTGTATAGCGGATTAACTTTTCCACAAAAATCTTGTTATACAGTTTATTGAGGATATCACGAGCATACTCTTTGCTGTCAGCCGGAACATTAGAAATGGCTGACTCAATGGCTTGTTCTCTCGTAGTATCGTCACGGAATTTATCACTGAGGATTTCACGGATTTCAAATTGTGTAGGACTCAGTTTACCTACCTTCTCAGTAAACTTGATGTCATATTTTTTACTGTTATATTCTTCCTCGTCAACGGTCAGTTTGTGCTTATTCAGTTCGATAAGCAATTTTACAACCGTGCCGCCAACAATCTTTTTTCTTGCGTGTTTTTGTCTGATATAGGCACGTCCGAAAAGGGATAAAAACAGAGAGGTAAGTCTCTGCTGCCCGTCCAGAACTGCCGTATCGGTCATCTTAACATCGATATTGCTCAATTCATAATTTACGCTGTCAGCCTGTTTTCTGCTATCAAAGGTAACCTCAGACAGGAAATTACAGAAATAGGTGTCCCAGCTCACATTGTCATCATCCACGTGCCAGAACAGGAAAGTGGCGATAGGATAATCCAAAAGAATGGAGTCCCACAGTTTTTCAATCTGTTCCATACTCCATACATACTGTCTTTGGAATGCTGGCATAACATATTTTCCGTCTTTGATATGCTCAAGAGCCTCATAAATCGTAATGCTGTTATCAATTAAAACGCTCATCGTTATGCCTCCTCTACATAAAAACTGTTCTTATATTTCATAAGGGTTTCTTCTACTTCATCCCAGATCCAAACTCGGTCACCGTCATCCTCAAAAACCTTACCATGAGATTTAGGACCGTCCAGTTTCATCTGTGAATAGTTATTTTTGAAAGTAGGAACATACAAATCCGGGCGTTCTTTATCACTGCACAAACGCTCCATCATCAGCAGGGTTGCTTCTCCTGCGATATGTTCTGCCATAAAGTAGGCTTTGATTATCTTATGATTATATTGGCTTGGCTTTAACGCCCACATTGGTATGCGTTGAATTGCCTTACCGTAAAAATCTTTATCTGCACTATCAGATACCCTTGTTGCCCTCGGTGTATATTCCTTCGATACATTTCCGAAAGCCTGGGCAATATACCAACGAAGGCACGAATCTGCAGCCTCGTCAGATGTTTCACCGGAAAGATTAAGCGCCATGTTAAATTTATCAAACACATCTGCGTCTACATTAAAAGATATACTTTTTCTCATCGAATAACCTCCGTCCATTTACACTTTAACATTATATATTATAATACAGATTAGTAAATTTGTCAATACTCACGGACAAATTTACACAACTCCTTTAGACAGAAAACACCCTGCATTGCTGCAAGGTGCATTCCAGTAAATATTATCTTCTTACGTCCACGCTTGTGCCGGATTTGAACTCCACAGTAACCCTCTCATCATAGACCGTGATTTTCTCAATCAGTCTGCGAACCAACTGCTCATCGTATTCCGTAATGTCCTGCTGCTGTTCGGCAAGGAACTGTTGCATTTCGCTGATTCGCTTTTTCATACCTTCACGCTCGGCACCCGCCACCTGGGCATTCTGCTTTACTTCTCGAAGGTGGTAAATCTCATCTGCGATGCTATCGTAGTTTCCTTTGGCATTTGCCACCTTCAGAAGTTCCTTCTGCAATTCTTCCAGTCTTGCGTCAATCTCATCAAGCGGAACACCGTCCGTTCCCGTAAGTACTGCCTCCACATTTCGCTGCAAGGCATCGTTCATGCTATCTCTTTTTCCCAATGCCATGTTGATTGCTCGAACCACAAGATTCTGCAATTCAGATTCGTGAATGGCATCGGCATCGCAAGTTCCCGGACCGTGTTCCATCCTGGTGCAGCAACGCCACACGATGGACTGCTTGCCTCGGTTGTTCCAAACAACCCTACGGTAAATGTCACCGCATTTAGGACAGTACACGATGCTGGATAATGCATATTTGCTACTGTAAACACGCTTTTTTCGATTCTTCCCACTGTGCAGATTGGCTCGTCTGACCATCTCTTCCTGCACCTGCATATAAAGGTCGCGGGGGATAATGGCTTCGTGGCTGTTTTCTACATAATACTGCGGAACCAAGCCGTTATTCGGCACACGCTTTTTCTCAAGAAAATCCACCGTATAGGTTTTCTGAAGAAGTGCGTCACCGATGTATTTTTCGTTTTGAAGTATCTTCTTAACTGATTCTGGTCGCCATTTCTTCTTTCCGGCACCCGTTAATATCCCGTCTGCCTCAAGGCCTCTGCAAATCTGCTGCAGACTTGCACCCTCAAGGTACTCTCTGTAAATACGTCTGACCACAACTGCCTCATCAGGGTCAATAATCAACTGACCTTTTTCATCCTTGGTGTACCCCAGGAAACGATTGTGGTTCACGGTAATCTGCCCCTGTTGGTAACGGTACTGGAATCCCAATTTTACGTTCTGGGACAAGGACTGGCTTTCCTGCTGTGCAAGGCTCGCCATGATGGTAAGCAGCACCTCACCCTTGGCATCCATCGTATTGATGTTTTCCTTTTCAAAATAAACGGGGATGTTCTTTTCCTTAAGCTGCCTGATATATTTAAGGCAATCCAGTGTATTTCGTGCGAATCGGCTGATGGACTTGGTAACAATCATGTCGATTTTGCCCGCCATAGCCTCGTCAATCATGCGATTGAACTCCTCACGTTTCTTAGTGTTCGTGCCGGATATTCCATCGTCAGCGAAAATTCCGGCAAACTCCCATTCGGGGTTCTTTTTAATAAAATCCGTGTAATGCTCCACCTGTGCCTCATAACTGGTAGCCTGCTCATCGCTGTCGGTACTAACACGGCAGTACGCTGCGACTTTTAGCTTTGGCTTTACTTCTTTATTCACGGTATTGCCGACACGTCTTCGCGCCGGAATTACGGTAATATTCTTAGTTGCCTCCATTCGTTTCCACCTCGCTTTCTATTAAACTGTAGGCGTATTCAGCCTGTTTGAATGGATTGTCAAATTCCTGTATCTGCTTTCCCATTGTAAAATGCAGGGGAACGGCAGGTGTTTCCTTGGCTTTTAATTCTCTGACCCTGCCAAGCTGATTTGCTCTGGACAGCCTTTCTTCTTCAGCATTATCGAACAGTTCCTTATCAATAATGGCAGGATAATAGTCATCCCCAAGGTAGTGGGTATTTCGGAGCATTCTTCCAGCACTGCCGTGAAAAATCTTCAAACCTACTTCTTCCGCCGCAGCTTTCAGCGACTTGCCGGAAGTATATTCTTCGAAAAAAGTTCTGACCTGTTCTGCCTGAACTTCATCCACAACCGCTTTTCCGTCTACGATGCGATATCCGTATGGAATGTGTGCCGTCATTCAAATCACCAACCTTTCCGTTAAATTCAATCCACAGTTAAGGTGGAATACAATCAGTTCCCTTGTTTCCACCGTAATGCTCTCTACAAAGCCAAGGAACATTTCATCTGAAAATGCTGTCAGCATCTCACCCTTAGAGGTGAAAGCCATCAGCTTTTGCAGTTCCTTCATCCTGACCTTGTCTCCGCCAACGAAACTCACCAGTTTATCCTTTTCTGCACGAAGCCGCTGTTCCTCCGCCAGAAGTGCATTGTTTTCCTTGTTGAAAACGGCAGGCTCCAAGACCCCCGTTGCCATCAGATTGGTAAGAATCTGTTTTCTGTCGGTATTGCCCTCAATACGGAGTTCCAACTCTTGAATACGGAGCAATCTGTCCTTATCATCCGTACCACGCAGAGTTCTGAGAAGTGGTTTCAGCACTGCTTGATGTCCGTAGACCAGTTTGTTCATCAGTGTCAGAAAAGCCAGTTTTATGCCCTCATCGGAAATGTAAAGCATAGAACACTGCTCTTTGTGTTCCAAATGCGTTGCACAAGTCCACGCCACATAATTTCCGCTTGGCTTGTAATGCTGCCTACGCTTGAAGGTATCACCGCACTCTCCGCATTTAATTCTGCCGGAAAAACAATATCTGTTCTGATATCGGTAGGTATCTGTGCCGTTACCCTTTTCCATTGCTCTCTGGTCAAGCACCATGCGAACCCTGTCAAAATCCTCATGGCTGATTATCGGCTCATGATGATTTTCGCAAAGGAAACGGTCACGCTCACCGTAATTTCGATGGCGGTTAAAACTGCTGTCACTGTAGGTCTTTTGAAAAATAACATCGCCTGTATATTTTTCGTTGGTAAGAATGGCCTTCACAGCACCCGCACCCCATTTACCGTTTTTCTTGGTCTTAAGTCCTCTGGCATTCAGTTCCTTGGCTATGGCGTGCGTACCTTTACCCGCAAGGCAGGATGCGAAAATCTCTTTTACAACCTCTGCCTGCTCCGGCACAATGACCATCGTTCCGTTATCGTTGTCATATCCGTATGGGGGATATGCAATAATGAATGTGCCGTTCTGAAAGCGTTTCTGCACCGACCATTTGCTGTTTTCTGAAATGGACACCGATTCGCTTTCAGCAAGGCTACTTAATATGGAAAGCATCAGTTCGCTTTCCATCGAACCCGTGTTGATATTCTCTTTTTCAAAGAAAATGGAAATTCCCAAATCTGTCAGCTTTCGCACCATTTCCAGGCAGTCCGTTGTATTTCGTGCAAATCGGCTGATAGATTTGGTTATGATAAACTCAATCTTACCGTCCTCACAGTCTGCAATCATAGAAAGCAGTCCGGCACGGACATCCTTTTTCGTACCCGTGATGCCTTCGTCATAGTAAAGACCTACATACTCCCATTCGTCATTGGAACGAATGTAGCTTTCATAATGTGCCTTTTGTGCTTCAAGGCTGATAAGCTGCTCATCACTTGCCGTAGACACTCGGCAGTAGGCAGCAACTTTTAATTTTTTCTTTTGAACCAGGGTTTCGTTTACCCCGATTTTTGTTATCCTTTTCATCAACTCACCTCGCTTTTTGGGTAGTGATATATTCCCGTACTATTGCGGAACTATCAAGTCATTTAGCCCATAATCT